GTTTAAAGTTTTCCTTCTTCTCACTAGGCACGTGGGCGAGACTCCACGTTTACGTGTACCTTGTTCAATTAACCAGTTAGTGCAGGGTCAACAGCGGAAATTAATATTTCAACTGAGGGAGAGCCCGTACCGTATGTACCAGAAGTTACATAAGTTAACACAACAGTAGAACTAGTTGCAGTTAAGAATTGATTCGTAGCCGCAACCGTAGATGCTGTTCCATTGGTACTTAAGAAATTAGCCGAGTCTGCAACCCCAAGGGATGCATTCCAAGCCAATCCTGTAGCACCGGAAGTAATGTTTGGCAAAGCAATATTATTAGTGGCAGCTACTGTGCAAGTGAAAACAATATTAATATTGTAAATAACTCCAACAGTGGCATTAGTAATGGTCATCACTGTACCAGAAGTAGTAACCGAAAGAGTACCAGTATTCAAAATACCGATTGTACCCAAAGGATTAGCCGCTGAAACATTAGTGCGAACTATATGAGCTGCGGTAGCTCCAGTTGCTGAGTTAGCTAAGTCTAAAGTAGGTTTGAAAAATTCAACACAATAAGTCACCCACAACTCACCCAAATTCTGATTTGGATTAGATTGAGTGGCAAATTGGAAATTGCCTAAATCATACAAACGTAAATCTTGTCCAACAGGAACAGAACCACTGCGTACATACAATTGATTAATCGAAGTCTGTTGCGGATCACATTCAACCATATGACGCAAAGTCATAGTGGGTTTAGTGCTAACAGCGAACTCTGCATTTTCCATCTCTTGTTTAGAGAGGTACTTTGGGAGATCAGCATTATAGCTTGTTGACATGACCACAACTCCAGGAGCGCCACTAGTCACAAAATCAGTGATGAGCGGTCTGAATTCAAACATTATTCCATGAAAACGATACTGTTGATAATTAGTAGCAACAGTTTGTAACCAAGGGAAAGCAGTTTGAACTCCCGGATTTAGAGGATAAATATTGTTGTTAAAGCCAGTAGTGCCAGCAATATCACCAATGTATTCCCTGTGACAAACAATGTTAGTCGCATGGGATGAGGAAAATTGAGGGACAGATCCGGAAAGGATGTTGTACTTAGGACTGGTACCAACCATTTGATAATCACCAGATCCGAAGATACTACCAATTCCAGAACCAAGCCATCTTCCTATGCTTGATCCCATTTTCCCACGTCCGAAAAGGTTTCCAGCCGCTTGGCCTACGATGTTGCCAACGTCACCAAAGGGTGTAGACTTTTTCTTCTTTTGCTTTTGTTGAGACAGCTTCATAACTGCTATTTGGTTCTCGAGCGCCTTAACCTTCGAGTTGTTCTTTGTTTTTGTTTTCGCCATAGGTATTGGATACCGGTATAGCGGACCGGGACTGTACATCTCGTGTCGACTCAAAAGAGGAGAGCCACGCAGTCTCTCGGCATTTTGATTAGCACGGAAACCGTTTTGGTCAATTACGTCACGAGACCCAAATACAATACAACCATTTTGGAACTGAAGTTTGTGGAAACTTAACCATTTCGATCTCTCAACTACCTCTAAAAGAGAATCTTTCTCTATTTGTGGTAAATTGCGAATGTTGAAAAGGAAAGCAGACCATAATTCACATGCTTCATCAAGGTTGTTTGTTTTATTAGATAAGAGATTAAACAAAATCTTATCAACATTAACCGGTGTGCCTAAAGATCCATCAAACTGAGTGGAGCAAAACTCAAAACTGTCTACGGACACTTCATTGAACATAGACATATTTTTACCAAGTTTTGAATACCAATTAATTGGGTCTTCAAAGGACTTTTCTATTGAATCATCACCCATGGCCATGATTTCGGGTTCAAAATCCAAATGGTCAGCAATAATAAAGTGATTCATACATCTCATATTGCTATTTGAAGAAGAAGTGTTATACCAACCTGATGGCATAATACCAGGTTTTAGTTGTTCATGCATAGAACCATCACTAAGGACGAACACCTTGCGTGCCATAACATAGAAGTGGGCTCGGAGCAAACGCTCAAAGACCGTCCCTTCTGCGTTACACAAAGCAACTCTGCGTTCGCAATCCATAGTGAAATCCCATTCTTGAACAGACCAATCCCATCCTTTGGCATCCCCTTCAACCGGAGTACAATCACTAAACTTCTCTCTTACATAATCATTTATACAGGCGAGTCCGTCGTCGTGAAGACCAAGCCCCGGTTTAACAGGGAGGCGAGCATTATACTTAATTTCAGTGTTATTTTGAATTGAGCAAAGTAATCTTGCGATTATATTGTCAATCAAAGAAACGGAGCAAATTAAGCGCACTCGACCTTCTTCAATCTTGGTGGTTTTATGGGGTTCTTGCTTAACAAAAACCTTCATTGGGTCCACCAAACCCATTTTTACTAATTCCATTGGTCTGTAAACTTTATTAGTATCAAGTTCACAGAGTAAAGTCAGCCGTTCTAGGACTGATTGTACGACCAATGGTTCGTACAAGCCTAGAACTTCGGCGTTCGTCCTCCCTAAAGCGTTAAGAGGAAATCCTGGAGAGGATTTTCCACTAACATCGTTTTCGAGGAGGAAACGAATTCGAGGAGCCTGCGACGCAAAGCATTCCTTTCCTCCGCTGTAGCTTCTCTCAAGGCCTTTTGGAATCGGCGTGTGGATGAGATGCGATTGAAAAGCTTCTCTTGCTTTCGTGTTACGCAAACCATTAACACTTGTATGTCTTGAGGCTTGCAAGTAGAGGCTTCTGCGCTCAGCTTTGGCGTCTCGGGGGGGATGTTCCCAGTTGTTAAGTGAATTTCTCCACTTTGCAGCTTGATCAACGAATTCGTTTCTTTTGGAACGTCCTTTACCGAAGACACGATTTGCGCAAGTACCGATTTCACGGAGTCCAATTCCTGCTTGTTCAACGCTTCCTTCTTTCCAATCGAATCCACCAAATTGGTAAACTCGCTCAAGATTTGAGGGTAGGTCAATTGGACTCCTTGCGGAAAATCCGACCGATCTTCTTCAAAAGCATTACGCGGATCGGAGATAGAATCACTTGGATTAGCATTTTCATAATACTGATCAAAGAAATCGTCTTCCCCTGTATAGTGCAAAGGATTAGCCGGATCAACAGGTCGTGACTCACGTTTAGCAAAACTGCCAATGTAAGTAATTCGGTGATGAAAATGCTCAGTTCTAAAATCAAAAGTTCTATACTTTTCATTGTAGGCCTCAACGGGCAATTCATCGACGAATCTACGACCTTTAAATAACGGTTCTGACTCATACTTCTTGTTTTTAAATTCAGGAAGATCAAGCCAAAAAGTAGAAGTCCCACCATTACATCCTAGAGATTCGCGGGCATGACAATGCACACCTACAACATAACCCTTAGACATAACAGGAGTTCCACTCCATCCTTCTAACGTACTCGCTGTATACTTGATAACCCCCCATTCGTCAGAATCGAAAGCTGTACTACTAGTGTAGTGTAATCCTTCATTTGTGAAACCATAGAGTGTGACATTACTGGAATTTTGAAAAGGTTTAGGAATTAATTCCTTAACTTTAAGAGAAGCCCAAAGGGATAACTTAGATGGAACTAGAGCAATGATATCACGCTTAGTTTCTCCAGAGCAGAAAACTATTTTCCAATCTCCTGCTTCCTCGAAACGAAGGGCTAAACCATTGTGTTCCATCTTCATATCAGGTCCTCCTCGTAATACTTCCTTCCACGAATGAAAAGCGGTAACAAAACAAGATTGACCTCCTACCTTTTGGCGAGACCCCATAGACACAACATTTCCAGAGGCGTTTCTAATCGATAAAACACCCTTGGCTGAAGTAGCTAAAGGATCACTGCTCTCGCACTTGATGAAATCATTACTGGGAATCGCCATTTCGGGCTTCTTCTCTTCGACCTTAACGTCGACGAAAGATCCGATATAGTGACTAGCAACGACTTTACCACCATCTCTATAATCGATGACGAGTTTAAACCCATCTTTCTCGATCACTTCAAAATTCTTGACTAGGGATGCTCTTGCCACCGCCTTGTGATTAGAAAGAGAAAGCTTGGTAACTTTCTTATTCATCCTCCATAATTGGTGGTAGTACACTAAGTTCTTATAAGCCAAACTTGGAACGCCTAAAACGCGCAACAATAAGACATAGAAGAATTTAACACACAGAGCTAAAATAGCCATAACAATACAAAATAACATTAAAGCACCTAAGCGCTCTAAAAGTTTTTCATCCATTAAATATCGGATGAATTGTGGATCCCAGACACTGTCCGGAATCAATCCTTGAATCAAATTTTCGTTAGTATAATATTCACTCATTT